CTAGCCCCTTCTATAACAGTTTCTGTAAATCCATCAAAAGCCTCTACGTCCCTAAATCGCACCGTATCCCCAGTACTTCGGCCATGGCCTGGTTCCGTAACAGTAATGGTTGCCGACCCACTGGCACCGGACTTAAATGAATTAAAGGGTAATAAGACCGATACGGGAGGTTCCGTCCTGTCAGGACGACTTATCCGTAACGCTTGCGGGTCTGGACTAGACTTGGAGGGAGTTAACTGAGGCTGTTTAGGCTCATATTCATCTTTTCCCACCAAAAGGTCATTCCACTCACGGACCATGTCCTTTAAAAGGTACGCCCTCCCAGATCGGTCTGAGATCCCAAGAGCACGTTTTCCACTTGCATAACGGGCCATTTAAAAATACTTCGGGTTAGTTATCAACTAGACCACCTTTCTTCCATCTAAATTCAGCAGTCGCATTAATCCTATGATCATCTGAATGATATGTAAGTCCAAATCTTTTGGAGCCACCTTTTTTATTGCGCCGCTCAGCAGTCGCACCAATCCTATGATCATCTGAATGATATGTAAGTCCAAATCTTTTGGAGCCACCTTTTTTAATAGGTGTGGAATAACCTGCACCTGCTCCAAATCCCTGCCTTAAAGGTCCTGTATCACTTTCTAAATAAGCATCAACATGACCTTGTAATAAAGGTCTCTCAATTTTTACTCGCGCCATTTTTAAACCCTCAATGACTGATACGTTGGAACCAATCGTAAAGGCACGCCATGATCGATGTCCTGCGATGCGGCACGTTCAAATTCTTCTTCATACGCCATTTTTAAAATCTGCACTCGTTGTGGTGACTTCTTCATGGCAATTTGATACGCCAATCCTGCCACTAGGCATGGTAAGAATCTAAAAGGTATATCGGCAGTATCCACACTCGCATCCGCGTCTTGGATCCGCTTGATTCGATAGTAAATCAAGGAATCTGTGGAATTTTCAGGCACCGGCCATACTGTGACAGTAGGCGTTATTTGCCGGTCCACATAAAATTGAGTGGGTCGTCCTTGGGTCGTTTTCGTGGGGGTCGTGAGATATTGAGAACGGCTCATCCGAGACATGGTAATGTCTTCGCCATCACGTCTGACAACCATCTCCAAGATGTCCCCCGCTGCCTGAGCATCAGCCAAACTGGGAACAGACGATACAGTGGTAGTGGCGGCACTCGAAGAACCTGTAATAGTCTCTGTCGCCGTAAAAGTGCCACTGGGCACCGTAATGGTCATGGTAGTACCGGAGGGAAGCGTGATTATTTGCGCAGTAACAGCACTGGTTCCACCAGTAATGGTCTCTCCCACGCTAAAGCTGCCTGATGCGCCTACCGTCAGCGTAATTGTACCCAAAGGATAAGTTGCAACGGCAGAGGAGGTGGATAACTGGGCTACTGTTTGCGTGATCTGCTCGATTGTCCAAAGATTAAGACCTCGATTGGCCCAATCCGCAAACAAAAGATTAAGCGACCTACGAGCCGTTTTCGCATCATAACCCGTCCGAAGTTCGAGGCCGCATCTCTCGAAGGCTTCCTCCGTGATTTCGGCCATGTCTAAGTTAAAATCAACCGACCCAGAAGTTGCCATACTTATTTCCTCAGAAGTCCTTCATATCAACCCCAAATAGCTGTTCTAAGACCTACTGCAAGTTCACCAAGAACTAGAAAAGCCACGCCCCACAAAATTTTGTAGATATTGTTGATAGAACTTTGTAAATGTTTAAAGTCATTAGTCTTTAAAGCTTCTACCTTTTGCGCCAAGAGCTTTATCTCACCTCGTATGGTAACAAGCTCAAGCTCGTTTTTACGAGAAGTATCCTCCTGTGACACGTTTAGAACTCCTTAATACATTCCAAAACGATGGAGTAAGTATCGCCAGAGCCGTGTCCAACGGTGCTGAATCTAATGTCTCCGGTAGGACTTGAAGCAGTGTTGACTAAACCTCCAAAAGACGAATAGTCAAGCATCCCCTGGTAGTCCGCAGGCAGCTCCAAAGCCAGCACGTCTGTACTTGCATCCCAAAGGATCTTTACAGACACGCCAACTGTGGAAAACCAGACCTTGTTGATACGAACATCAGTACATGCGGTTCCAGCGCCGCCCGGATAACTAGATAGACCTGAAACATCAACCTTTAAAACGGCTGATTCACCTGTATCCACATAAGTCCAGTTAAAGGAACTTATAAAAACACGCGGCCCATCCTGGATCGTTTTATTTGTAACGGTGTCAGCCATGGCCCACTCCTTTTTATTTAGGCATCAGCAAATGGAGTGACCACTGTACCGGAAGCAAGCACTGTCCCACTAACAACGTATTTTGCACTAGCTGCCGCGTAACAAGTAACCACTGAACCGACAATGCCACCCTTGGTAGTGCCATTCATTGTAATGACATCGTTTGATCCGCCAGACATAAAGGTCTTGCCTGCCGCATCGCTCTTACCAAGATAAAGACCGCCGACAAACTTATCTGTCCCGTCGGTCAAAATATCCATGTCGGTAGCTGCGGTAATCACTAAGAAAGTGAACGTCGCACCGAGATTGTTGAGTTGATTGGGATCTGTCGGATCACCGGGAGTTGTAACGTCAATAGAAGGCAACGTGAATTTGCCATCGGCGTCATTAGTCAGTAGTAATCTTCCTGCGTGAGAAGCAACGGTCAAAGTGGTATCAGCCGTTAGACTGACGACACCCGTTGAACCCGCATTAATGAATCCTGCTAGAGATCGAACTGGACCTGAAAAAGTAGTTTTAGCCACTTTGATACCTCCTTACCAAAGGTTTCGCCCTAGAGTCTTGGTAAGCGTCTGCTGGGACAGTCGCTAGGGCTAATTTTTCCCAGAAAATTTAGAAGGGGGGAGATCCCCCCTTCTGAAGCAACGCTTATGCGCCAGGAGATCCAAACACGCAACGAGGATCCGAGTACCCGTAGCTGTAACGCTCACGAGCCTTGAATCGAACATTGCCTGTATCAAAGTCTCCTTCCATCTTAGTGGACATGGGCATGCGCTCAAAATGAATGAAGCCGCGAGGCGCATCCGTCTTGATAAACCATGCATCCGTATCCGTAAGATAGTGGTTGACAACATACCCTTGTGGCAGCATTCCCATGTTTCGGGAAGCATTAATGTCGTTGTCCGCCGTTGATGGACGAAGAGTAGACTCAAGCAGTCGATCCGAGACAAATTGTAATGCCGGCGGAACAATCAGTTTGAGGCCACGAACCGAGACCTTGAGGCCACGCTCATCGACAAAAGCTGCAATGTCAATAAGTGCATTTTCAAGACTGGTTTCGTTCAGGTCAGAAGCGGTGGAAGGCTCATTGCGAAGTGTATTACCGCTCACCAAAGGGTGATCAGTAGCACACAGCTCTTTGCCGTCGCCGCCTGTAAACGTGCTATCAAAAGCATTGTTCAACGTAGCTGCACCCTTCACCTGTTTGGTGTTGGCCATGCTACGTGCCAAAGCTTTTGTGTAACGGGAAGCAAGGCGGTCATAAAGATTATCTTCAATTGCTTCTTCCGTAATGGAGAAAGCAAGAGCAATAGTCTCATGTGTGTACCTTGCGGTGTAGGCTTCCTGTGCATCATCAAAAGAAACCGCAGTTCCTTCTGACTTAACAGGGGCCGCTCCAAAGCCAGAGAGCATTACTTCTTCCTCGAAAGCACGTTCCGAAGATTCCGTATCATATATCTCGCCAGCCTCATTATCGTACCTAGCGTACTCAAGTCCAAAGAGGGCATTGAGGCCAGGCTCTAGCTCTTTCGCTAGTTGCGCTCGACTAATAGCCATTTCTCAATACTCCTATACGCCAGTGGTTGAAGGAGTACCAGCCGCAATAGCACCATTGTTGCTATTGAAGTGGTTATTCAACCTAACAATTGCCCCGATACCAGCGGCTGAAAAATCAGCATTCTCTGGATCATCGACCCAACCCATTATTCTCATTTGCAGAGCAGCTGTGGTAGCAATCGTACTAATCGCAAGGCGACCTAACGATACTCCCGTAGTGTCTGTTCCTGTAATAGCGGTTGAGAAGTTAGCATTAGCAAAAACTGCGGCACGGGCCGTTGCTTTGCTTGTCCACGAAGCATCCGTTGCAATTACATACAATTGCATTGGATCATCGTTTACATATGCCTCAATCGGGTGGTTACTGTCTGCCCCGGAACCGGGCCAGTAGTTACTCCATGTAGGTTTCCCAGTAGTACTCGCAACGTACTTACAACCTTGAAAGACGCCCAAAAGGCCCACGGTTCCGCCAGCAGCGGCGCCAGGAGCGCCGATAAAGCCAGTGGAAAGTGGAATTACAGGTTCGCCGTGATACAGCTTATCTGTATTGCCATTCGCAATTTCGTACATCGAGTAGTTGGACAAACCCGTGGAGTTTGTTGCGCTTCCCATTTTACTTAGGGGGCGCAGACCAAAGCTTCCATTACTGTTAGCCATACTCTACCTTCCGTTTTCTAGTCCCCTTCAGATTGGGGACCTCCAAAAGTTACTTTAGACTGCCGATCAGGTTTATTAATCGGCATCGCTGGATGTTGTTCGCGAGCTAACTCGTTATCAACAGCCGTCATTTGATCGCGGGTCATACCCCGGTAATGATTATTGCGTTCCTCGACGATCTCCACAGGAATCCTTGCTAAAAGAAGTCCGCCTACTCCGATAATCCCCGCATGTTTACCATTATCAATGGTAGGAGCATCAAAGTCTGGGTACTCTTCACCGCGTACCAGTTCATATCCCTCACGGGTTCTGGCTGATACGTTTTTTCGGTCATCAAAACCCATGACCTCTGCTCTTATCCACCTGTGCTTATAGCCGTCAGGTGCAGGGGGAGCATCCAACATGGATGGTGGCTTCCAAGGTTCCCGGCGTGTCTCCGCGACACGTGATTGGTTTTTTCGAGGCGTCCTAGTGGTAGACTTTTGGCGAGATGTGTTCTCTAATTCGGTCATGATTAATCCCTCACTTTACATATTTTGCGTATTCTTCAAGCGGCACATTAAGACGCTTTGCAATTGCAACTTGAGAGGGCGTTAATCGCACAGTTTTCCGTCCACTTTTGTTGCGGGATGCGGAAGCTTCGGCTGACGCAACCTTTCGGCTTCCCCCGTTTGACTGAGTCTTTTGCCCAAGTTTCTGTGGAAACTCAGACGCCATTCTCTTGTCAATTTCAGCATAGTACTCATCAGATTGGGGATCAAACCCCTCATCCTCTATTAACCGCCTATGTACGCCAAAAGCGGCGTATGTCATAACTTCGTCCTGACCAAACCAATCATTTTTTTCAGCCCAGGATTGCGCTTTAGCGTCTGGTTGTGCTGTTGGTTGTTGGGGTTGTGCTGTTGGTTGTTGTGGTTGCG